GCTCGGGCTCGACGACCTCGAGGGCAATCGGGACATCGCTCGAGCCGAATTTCTGGCGGTGAATGCGCAGGAAGATCTCGCCGGCCTCGAACACTTGGCCCATGCAGAGGCGCTCGAGATCGTGAAAATGCAGCGATGCGCCCGTATGGCAGTGATCCGCCTGCATCCATTTGGCCCAGGCATCGGCGATCGAATCATTCACGCGCTCGTTATAGTCCCCGCGCGTCGTCTTCACGGCCGCCTGCATGCGCACGCCCTGGCCGATGACGTTGTTCACGATGACGCGCCGCGCGCTCTTGGCATATGCAGCATCGCGCACCAGGGAGCGGCCGCGAGCTCGTAGATTCCGCAGACTCGAGACAAGCTCGAGATCCTCGGACGTGTTGAAGCTCGGGAATCCCTGATTGAATCGGTTCGGGACAGCATTCGCGTACATGCGCTGCGTGAGCTGTTGCGCAAGCCTGTTGCCCGTCGGCTTCTCAGCCTCTTTCATCCCGAGCAACGTGCGGGCGATCCATTTCTGCAGCTTGTTCACGCTCTACCACCACGGCCAGTTCCGGGAAGACACCGCCGGCGTCCCGCTCGAGGGCGGCGAGAAACCGATGCGAAGATTCCGGCGATCGCCACCCGATTGCTCCTGCTTCTCCGCGCCAACGCGAGCGCGGAACCAGTCAGCCAGCTCGCGGATTTGCTTATCGTCCTGGAACGTCATCTGCCGGCCTGCGATGGTGTAGGCCTTGACGCGGCCGCCGGAGTTCTGGAAGACCAGGAGCGCGGCTTCGCAATTCGCGAGCCCAATCTGCATCTGCGTACGACCGTCGAACGTACCAGACACGCTCGCGAGATCCGTCTCGATAACGATGTTGCCCTTCGAGGCCACGAGTCGCGTCGGCAGCGTCGCAGTCATCGATTCCGAGGCGACCGTCTGCGAAACGCTCACCGTCCAGACAAGTCCGCTGCCGGAGACGATCACCGTGTTCGCCGCGACCCCGGTGCCCGTCACGATTGCGTTGACCGCGACCGTCCCGGCACTCGGCGGCGCTGTGAGCGTCAACGTGGTGCCCGAGATCGAGCCCGTGAACGGCGCCGGCGTTCCGGTGAGAATCGCCTGCCAGTTGTAAAGGCCCGGCAACATCAGCGCGGAATTCGTCGGGTCGAAAGTCGTTTTCCAGCCCTGGCCCGCGGTCCCGGCCGAGTTCGGCACCGCAGTAAGTGTCACCGGCTGCACGCTCGCGCCAGCGAACACGTACTTCAGCGTGTACGTGCCCGAATCGTATTCGTTGTTGAACTTGTCCGTGAACGGGATATCAGTCCAGTACGGCGTCTCGTTCTGCCGCATCACATCGGGCGGACCAGTTATGCCACCGGGACTGTTGCCCACCGTTTACTTCCTCCAGCCGCTGACCCAATTCGGCACGCGTGGCGCCGGGCGCCGCTGCTGCGGCACCGGTGCTCGAGGCGCCGGCGGGTCTGGTGGCGTAGTGCCTTCACCGGGTTTCGTCGTTTCTGACTTTGCCTTGCGCGCGCTGCGGTGCAGACCGAGCGAATAGGCCATCGCGAGGTTGATCACCTCGCAGTCGAAGTAGTGATTCTCGGGGCGGACGCGAATCCAAACCGCGAGGCCTGACGGCTTTTGCACGCGCGTCTCCGCCGTCATCTGCAGGCAATAGTCCTCGTCCACATCGGACGGAACCCAAAAGCGGCCGGCGCGCTGCTCGAGCGGCTGCAGCAGTGCCTGCTGTATCCACGACTTGAAATGGTCCGAGTCGAGGTGCCACAGCTGCAGGCCTTGTTTCAGCACCTTTCCGCGCCAAGTGACATCAATCAGCGCTGGCGACAGCGGTTTCAGCATTCTGTCGCGCCCTTTCGTCGGAACGGCGCGCTTGTTTTCCATGCAGAACGAGTAAACCGCGTGATCCGGCCGGCGCCACTTGTCGCCCGGCCGGTATCCCGAATCGATTCCCATGCGCAGAATCTGGTGATCGCCGTAATCGCGATCGCGGAGCTCTGCGAGCTCGTGCCAAACCGTTTCCTGCTCCGTCTCGCCGTGGATCTCGCCGTAGTCGATCAGCCACGACTCGAGCGCTCGACCCCAAGCGCGCACCGCGTAAATAAGCCGCGTCTTTTGGACGTCGACGCCGCAGGTGATCGCTAGGATCTTCTCGGGCGGGAGCTCGCCCGCCTTGTAGTCGCCGCACCGAGTGCGCACCTGGGAGGGCGGCGGCGCTTCGCCCTTGAACGCGTAGCATTCCCCGAACTCGGTGTTGATCGCGGTGCGAATCTGTTCCTGGTCGGCGCTGCGCACCGCCGAGACGTACTCCGCCGCTCGCTCGCCGAATGACTTCCACGGCGACATCAGCCCCGAGATCCAGAAGCTCGCCGTATCGCTCTCGGGGAGCTCCCCGACGACCTTATCGGCGATGACATTCTGACCTGGCGCCAGGAAGTGCCCGGCCGCGTTCATCTTCGCCTTGTCGCGTTCCTCGATCTCGGCACCGCATGTCGGGCAGATCACCCGCGCCTTCGTCCGAGCGACTCGAGGCGTCGCTCCCTCCGGCCATTTCAGATCGCGCAGCCGCGGCACGAAATACTCGCCGCAATGTGGACAGGGAACTGCCCATTCGAAGCGCGTGCCCTCTTGCCAGAGTCGCCACACTGGACTGATGACCTCGGTTTCAGGGTCCGCCAATTTCCAGTGCCAGATGCCCGTCGCAGGATGGCGCTCGGCCTCGATGTTGCCGGCCGTCGGCGATGAAGCGATCACCTGGAGCGAGTCGGGATACGTCGCGGTGCGCGCCGCGGACAATCGAACCGGATCGCCTTCGCCTGGGATCGGCTTCATGCGATCGACTTCATCCACCAGGACGATCTTCGCCGGTTGTGAGGCGAGCTCGGTCGGCGATCCCGCCCAAGCGAGGCGCAGCGTGACGCCGGCGACTTTCTTCACCAGCTTGTGCGCCTTGCGGCCCTTCTCCGTCTTAACCCAAAGTGTCTTCGCCGAGCGGAGCATCTGAGCCACGCGCGGCTCGATGACACCATCGACATTCGACTTCGTCGGCCCGATGTACAGCACCGGCGAGGGATCATCGTCCAGATTGCAACCGGATATGTTCAGCAGCAGTTCAGTCTTCGAGGTCTGCGATCCACACACGATGACGATCCGGCGATAACGTCGGGTCGCTGCGCAGATCTCCCGCGTGTATGGAACGCGATCGGTGCGCCAGGGGCCCGGCTCAGCGCTTCCGGCCGGCAGGATCCGGCACTGGTCCGCCCACTGGTCCGGCGTCCTCAGCGGTGGCGACTTCAGTATCCGCGCGAACTTCCTCAGTGCCGCCGAGAGCGTCCGCAAGCTCCTCGATCGCCGCGGCGACCGCATCACGAACGCCACGAAGCTCGGCAAGTAAACGTTGGCGGATTGCACCTTTGTCATTCATCCCGGCGAATTCGCCCGCCGTGCGACCCGCAACGCCATCGTGACGATTCGCGAGGTCGGCTGCGAGTGAGGCAAACACCTCGGAGACGATCGAGATCTCGATCAATTGGCCGCTGCGGCGACGATTCTCGAGCTCTACCTTCTCAGCCTGCGCCTTCGCCAGCCGTTCTCGCTGACTCTCGGGCGCGTAACCCTGGCGGTGCGCTAGCCAATATGCGAGCTGCTCAAGCGTCGGCTGCTTCTTCAGCCCTTCCTTGTGCCAGTTGTGCGCCGACTGCCGCGTCACGCCACAGACCTTGCCGATCTGCGCATCGCTCAGCGTAGGCCCTGATGCGCGCTTGCGCCGGTTAACTGTCAAGCGACTTTTGCCTTTAGACATGCGGAAGAAACGCGAGTGCAGCCACCCGCGCGGTACGCAGGCTCAGAAGGGACCCCGCTTAAATCTTGATGCCAGAAATTCCACTGACGTTCGCGTTCGCTTGCGCGAGTTGCACGACTTGCAACACACAACTACGTTCGTTATCGAATGACGTCCACCGCGACTGAGGGGAACACAATGATCTAAAGACTTCTCAGTCGCGCGCATGCGCTTTCCGCAGTAGTGGCACCAAGCTGCCTGACTAAACAATCGAATGATCGTCGCGACCGTAAGCGTGCGATCATCCGTTGCGGCGATCAGTGCGCCTCGCTTTACCTTCAATCGCTGTATGCGTTCTATTTCTCGAGCACGAAAGCGAACATCACACCAGTAGCGGATTCGTGCCTTTGTGGACTTTGCCAGTCGCGGGTTCAGCCAAGGTTTCCCCAGCGATCGGTAGTAAGCGCGTAACCAGCGGTTCGGCGCTTTGGCCTTAATCCACCATGACCAGGCCTGCCTTGCGTTCAGACGCCACAAATTTCCAGCCTTGTCGGCTCTTAGAACTCCCCGCGGCAGTCGCCAGCGTTTGTTAACAAACACGAGCTTTTTGGCCGTGCGAGTGCATGGTTTGCCGCGACAGGTCAATCCGCCCGCGCGGCGCGTCGCTCGCTGTTGACGCCGCCCCAACAATCTTGCTGCTTTCCACTTGTCAGTCTTTCGGCGCGCGGCATCTAACTCCCGAATTCTCTGCCTGTTCTTATCTCGCCATTCGCGCGCCTTTTTTGGATCACGTTTTCCACCACGGCGGCGTGCAACGCGTGCCGGTTCACTGCCGCCAAACAAGGAAAATTGCGCAAAGCGCCGCCCGGACGCGCTATCGTTCGCGTCAGCCATTGTGAACTCCTGATTAGTTCGCTGTGGTCAGGCCGGGATCAGCGTAGACGCCGCTGCTCTCGGCCGCTTTATCTGAGCGCCTCGAAGCGCAGCTCTTGAACCAACACGATCGGAAAGCGCTCGCGCATCGTATTGATCACATCCGTCTTCACCGGCTCGCTTGCGAACGCAGCCTTGATCGAGGGACCGAAGAGCTCCTTGATTGGCAATCCTGTCGAAAGTCGTCGTCCATCGCGTACTACGCGCTTGTGCATTCTGCCGACGCGTTGGAACACGCCGCGATGACCGCTGGGCATCGTCGCGATGAATGCGTGCGATAAGAGTCTCCGTCCGTTCTTCACATTCACGCTCACGCCAGACTTCGTCGCTCGAGCTGCGAACTGTATGAGCGGGATGGGTTTCCCTCGGGCGCGCAGTTCGAGATTGAGATTGCCAGAGCTTGCACGCCGCGGCAGTGTGATCGCAGCCTTGATGTCGCCAGCTTTCATGTTGTAGCCGGCGGCTTGAATTGAACGCGACGCTTGCGCGCGCCCCGTCGTGCCGGTCTTGTTCAGTGCACGCGCAACGGCAGGCCGCACGCCATTGCGTGACATGTCGAGCTTCGCCAGCGCGTTATTGATATCGATCTGACCGACGACTCTCACAGCTTGGTCGCGCGCACGCTGATGCGCAGCACGCCCTCCGGTGTCGCTCCAGTCGAGAGCGTCACGATATTTCGCACGTAATAGTCACCGTCCGCGAGCGCACTGGCTGCTGCGACGAATACAGTCGCGCGCGTTCCGACTAGGCTGGACGAGGAAATCGTGACGCCGCTATCTGCGGTCCAGTTCGATGCTGAAATCGTGCCGGTCAGGCTCGTATTGTCGATCGCCGCGGCTTGCCAGGTGATTGAGCCATCGACGACCTGTGCACCGAGCTTTCCCGGCCAATTTGGCTCGTTGGCGCCTGAGAGACCTGCAATCGCCACGAAATATTGAAATCCGGTCGGCGTGCGCGGCCGGACGGCGTAATTCAGCGCAAAGGGCAATCCGGCGAACCAGCGCTGTGATAAAAAGCCGAGCCATTCGATCGCATAATCGACCGTAGTGTTCGGACGCTGGAAAAATTCTGCGTAAGGCAGCGCGTCATCACGCAGAAGTTCTTGCACCACCTGATGGCCCTCCTCGGTCAGTCATCGCGTACGATGCGTTTACCGTCATCATCTGCTCGAGCGGCGCGTTGCTGCCCGTGCGTGCGCACGATGCGCGCGCCGCCATCATCAGCGCGGACCGTGCGCCGTTGTCCGCGCGTGAATACGGTCCGCAATCCCGAGACTGCTTGCACAATTCGAGCGAGCGGCGTGTTTGAAAAAAGCCGGCGAATCACCGTCGTGAGCGTCACAACGGTCGGCTGGCTCAAAATCGTGTCGGGCGGCCCCGCATCGGCAGTGTAAATGCCCGAGTCGGCCGTAATGCTGCCGCTGTCAGCGGTCGCTGCACTCACGAAAGCGCTGCTGACCACGGCGAGCGCATGCGAAACGAGCTTAACCAGCCCAGTCGCCGTCGCCTGCGTAATCGAGCGCGTCACGCCGACGGTCTTGCTCAGCGTGACAGCTGTTGCCTGCGTGAGGGCGATCGTCATCAGCTTCAATCGCATCGTCGCAAGCGTCGCAATCGTCGCCTGCGTAATGGACCGAACGATCGCGGCCTGCCTTGCGAGCAGCGGCGAAGTCGCCTGCGATAAGACCGGCAGCAAATGAGCAACCGCTTTTGCAAGCGACGCCGTTGTCGGCTGCCCTACGCTCGGCAGCAAATGCGCAATCGTCTTGACAAGCGAAGCGCTGGTCGCCTGCGTAACTGTCGGCAGTGAATGGCTGATGCCTTTGCCAAGAGTCGCCGCGGTCGCCTGTGTCGTCGAGACGTTTACGTAAGTGAGGCCGCCAAGCCCTTCAACGCTGCGCAGATCGAGCAGCACATCGGATCACCGTACGAACAAGCCGAGTTCAGGCGCGAAGCTCGCAGCAGATGGCGTGGTGCCATTCAATGTGAAGTAGACGAGCGCCGTGCCGCCTGGCGCGATGACCACCGGCGGCAACGGGTGCGGAATCTGGTTCGCGTTCGCGATCGTGATCGACCCATTCATCGTCGCCTCGACTCCGCCGAAGTTCAGGATTTTCAGCTCGCCAATGACGTCCGCGACCGTGGCGGAGACTGCGGGCCGCAGGATCCGCAGGCCGCAGATCGTGCGCGCACTGGCGCCGGCACTAGTTGCGGTCGGAGCTCCGAAATACACGCCCACCTGCGGCGCCGAGCCAACGAGTGCGCCGGTGTTCGGATTCTGGGGCGTCAGCGTCGTGCCGCCCGATGAGTAGCGATTAGCCGTATCGACGACCACGGTCAGCTGCTCGTTGACGCCCGCCGAGGCCCATCCGCCCGCCGCCGTGGTGACAAGCGCCAGGTAATCGAGATAGACGCGCGGACCGCCAACGGGATAGCCGTTTTGGACAATCAGTAGCGGCGAGGCGGCCGTGAATGTCGCCACCGCCGGCGATGCAACGCCCGTCTGCGCGTTATTCGCAACGAAGTACGAGCCCTCATCAGCCAACCCATGCGCTTTCCGGATCAGCGGCTGTGTGGCGACCTCGCCATACGGCCAGAGTCGCAAACCGACATCGTTGTCCGTCGAATCCGGTTTCAGGAATGGCAGCGCGCGCTGTACGAGGCCGCGGATCATTGCTTGCGGTGCTAGCATGAATTTACGCTCCGATTACTGGTGTCTCGTACGGCACGAAGCCTGCCGGCCCTGCCACCGTCGCAAGTAAAAGCTGCTGGTGGACCAGCAACATTTGACGCTCACAGGCAGAAAGCACCGCGAGCCCGACTGCAGCATCGACCGGCGCGCGATCAGCGACGGCGCCACTGCCGATTGAAACGGTCTGCCGGTAAACAGGGTTGCCCGTCGAAGGATTAGCCGCCGTTTGCACCTGCGTGTTGTCGATCTGCTTGCCGCTTGAGTCAGGGCCGACTTGGACATAACTGTCGCTTGCGGGGTTGCCGGTGCTCATGAATATTGCAGCTTTAGCGTGAATTGGATCGAATCGCCGTTGGCCAAATTGATCACGGCGAAATCGGCGTGGACAAACATCGAGCCGCCGGTGATCGCAGTCGAGCCGGGAATGTTTCCTGGCGTGACCGTGTCACTCACCGCGATCGTGCTGATGGCACTTGAGCCGTTCTGGCCGCGCACGACGGTCAGCGCTGTCGTGCCGCTGCCGGCTGTGACCTGCATCACCTCGGTGCGGATCTGGATATAGTTGTTGTTGCCCGGCGAGAAGGTCGAGCCCGTGTTGAGCGTGGTCGCGGAGCTCGATCCGACTACACCGCCGGCGGCGACCGTATTGGTCGCGGGCTGCGTGGCGGAGTCGAAGGCGCCGAACTCGGTGATCGCGCGCGCGGCACCCGCCGTGATCGTGCC